TCGTACTTCACTCAGACCACTGACGGCAGAGTGAATCTGATGCATCACAGGAAAGCCGGAAACACGAAGCTGGGGGAGTTCGGCGATTACGGTAACGACTGGCAGACGCTGGAGCTGGTGTTCACCGCCGGCAGTGCCACGGTTACTCCGAAACTGAATGGAGTGGCTGGCCCGGCATTCCAGGTTATAAAAGACAGTCTGACACTGGGACTGAATGCGCTGACGCTGACGGATGTTACAAAAAATGCAGCGTATGGCGTTGAGATAGAAAGTCTGGTGCTGGAGATAAATGCACCGGCAGCATAATAAAAAAACAGCCAGTACTGACTTTCGTCGGAGAAGTACTGGCTAAGAAGGATAGTTGGGTTTCACATGATACTTATATCTGGCAGTACATTTTCTGACAGACAGTGATGGGTGTTGTCAAGATATTGTGTCATTTATAACCTGAATCAGGGGGGGAGCCGGAATGTTATCTGGCATTTTTAGCAGAGCCTGAATGCCATAATCACGGCTCCCGGCGTTGGCCGTCAGTGGGCGACACTGGCGGCTTTTTGTTTTCCTTTACTTTCATTTTCTGTCGGCGGTGACGGAGACATACATCAGATGGAAAAAATCACAACGGGTGTGTCATACACCACGTCAGCGGTGGGGACGGGATACTGGTTACTGCAGCTGCTGGACAAAGTCTCTCCGTCCCAGTGGGTGGCGATAGGTGTGCTGGGGAGTCTGCTGTTTGGCCTGCTGACGTATCTGACTAACCTGTATTTCAAAATCAGAGAGGACCGTCGCAAGGCTGCCCGGGGAGATTAGGTGATGAACCATGAAGAAATGAATCAGCGCTTCAGTCGTCTGGAAAATGAAATTGCTGAACTGAATAAAAAACTGTCGACGCTGATGCCTTCTGAAGATGAAAAAAAACGCCGCGATGAGCAGTTTGCTGCGTTTGACGATTATTGTCGGAAAGTGATGAGCAGAAATCTCTCAGAGTGTTTCAGTATTCATAATGATAATTTCAGTAACCTGGAATGGGAGTGTAACCGGCCATCCTTTGTTGTATCCGGTGATGCCGGGAAAATAACCATCTCAGAAAATGGGAAAGTAACACCTCCATTGCACCAGCACAGTGAGGAGCTCATTGAATTTGCCATTGATTACCTGAAGAACAATAAAAAGCAGGGGCTGATGAAGCGCGTTGGCCGTTGCATGGGATATCTTCAGGTAGCCGCTGAGATTGAAGCGCTGGCCAGTGGTGCTGATAAGGATGCAATTGTGCGGGAGGCTCTTCTTCGTGATTTTAATACTCCACCCTTTAAAAAAGTGCCGGCTTACTGGCTTCATCCGGGGCTGACTTATCTTAAAGTGCGTATTTAGTGGGCCAGGGACAGCGGCTGAATATTTAATATATCCATGAACACCAAAATCAAATACGGCCTGTCGGCTGCCGTTCTGGCGCTGATTGCCGCTGGTGCGCCTGCGCCTGACATTCTCGACCAGTTTCTGGATGAAAAGGAAGGTAACCACACCACGGCATACCGTGATGGCGCGGGTATCTGGACCATCTGTCGCGGTGCCATTCTGGTGGATGGTAAACCTGTCGTCCCGGGCATGAAGTTGTCGAAGGAGAAATGCGACCAGGTTAACGCCATCGAACGTGATAAGGCGCTGGCATGGGTGGAGAAAAACATCAAAGTGCCATTGACCGAACCCCAGAAAGCGGGGATCGCGTCATTCTGTCCGTACAACATTGGTCCCGGTAAGTGTTTCCCGTCGACGTTTTACAGACGAATTAATGCTGGTGATCGCAGGGGAGCATGTGAGGCGATTCGCTGGTGGATTAAGGACGGTGGCAGAGACTGCCGTATTCGTTCAAACAACTGCTACGGTCAGGTATCCCGTCGTGACCAGGAGAGCGCGCTGGCGTGCTGGGGTATCGACAGATAAGCAGAATATTTTGCTGAAAAATAAGGCATGGCCACGCGGGCGGATAACATGAAATCCTGCGAACTGGCGAAACGTAAGTGAATAAAAGTAAAAACCCCGTTTATTGGCACCAAGCGGGGTTTTGTGTTTCTGACCTTGAGTAAGGCAAGGGAGAACATGGCGAAGTATAAACGAATTCTGTTGAGGTTGACTATGAAAAATGGCCTTGAACTGAAAGCGCCTGTAACTGATGACATCAGCAGAGCACTGGCTTTTGCCATTAAGTGGGTGGCGGTCGGTGTTGCTGTGTCCCCGATGCTGTATGGGCTGGCAAAACTGGTCATTGCGTTGAAATCGTGAAGGGAGGATTAAGCATGTCAGACAAACTCATAACGCTGGCGAAGATCCTCTGTGTAATTGTCGGCATTTCATTTTCACTAATGCTGGTTGCTCTTTTTCTTTCCATGGCCTGGATGATGTTGTCTTCGTCGGGGCTGCTGGGGTGACAGTGACTGATGACATCAGCAGAGCGCTGGCTTTTGCTATTAAGTGGGTGGCTGTTGGTATTGCTGTGTCTCCGATGCTGTATGGGCTGGCAAAACTGGTCATTGCGCTGAAATCGTGAACTTTAAAAAGATGAGTGCTGAACTTATTCGGGCAATGGCATTTGCCATTCGTATTGTGGCCATTGCTGTTCTGGTCTGGGCAATCCGTTGGTGGTGATATGAACCGTGTTCTGTGTGTGGTGATTATTGTCCTGCTGGTAGCCTGTGGTGTGCTTAGTCTGGGGCTGAATCATTACCGCGATAACGCCATCACCTACAAAGCGCAGCGCGATAAAAAAGTCAGTGAGCTGAAACTGGCGAATGCCACTATTACTGACATGCAGCAGCGCCAGCGAGATGTCGCTGCGCTTGATGCCAGATACACGAAGGAATTAGCCGATGCGAGAGCTGAAAATGAAACTCTTCGCGCTGACGTTGCCGCTGGTCGTAAGCGCCTGCGGATCAACGCCACCTGTCCAGGCTCCGTGCGTGAAGCCCCCACCACCTCCGGCGTGGATAATGCAACCGGCCCCCAACTGGCAGACACCGTTACACGGGATTATTTCACCCTCAGAGAGCGGCTGATGACGATGCACAAGCAACTGGAAGGGGCACAGGACTATATCCGCACTCAGTGCCTGAAATAAGTTTTGTTGATGCGCCGTATCGTCGCTGTATTCCCTCATTAACAGAGACCGCAGCCCGACAGGGAGACTCCTCTGCGCGAGTGTGCGGGGATAATCAAAAACGATACACACCGGGGTTTACCGCGTTAACGGAGCGCGGCGTTGTTCCCTCATAGTCGCCTGTCCGGTGCGATGGTGGAAGAAGCCGGATGTTTATCACTATTAATTGATGACACAGAAATGGATTCATTGAATTTCAGCACGTTTTTGTATTCGTGTTATTGAACATCTGTTTATTTTACTTTTAACATATTGATAATAAAAAGAGCTGTAAATCTTTAGATGAGTCGATTTTGTCCGGGGAAGTTCAAATGGATTTTATGCTGACGGTTTCTGGTGTGGTTATCCTGTCCATTGCTTATACTGCAGATAAATATGGCTGCCATTTGTTATCACGTATTGGCGCTTATTGTTCGTTGATGCTGATTTTCTCGTCGCTTTTTTTTGAGTAAGTTATATTAATTATAACAAATAATTTTCTGTGTTATTTTTTCAGGCTATCCCGTCAGAGGGGAAGCCTGTACTGCCGGGGAGCGAATGGAAAACTGATGTGTCCGGTAACTGCGTGTTCTGTGAACACCATGTTACTTAATTATGTAATTCATACCCGAACTCTCTGTTGACAGCCTTCTTCTGCAGGCTTCAATAACCCACGCTGAAAAGTTTCCTGAACCTTTCAGATCAAGAGCGATGTTAATTTGTTCAATCATCTGGTTTGGAAATCGGATGTTGCGGGTTGTTGTTCTGCGGGTTCTGTTCTTTGATGACATAATGTTTCCCCATATTCAGTGTTGCTGATTTGTATTATCTGAAGTTGCTTTTACGTTAATTTGACGCAGATCAATTAATACGATACCTGCGTCATAATTGATTATTTCTCGTGGTTTGATGGCGTACACACATGTTGTGATAAACCTTATATAGATGATAATCATTATCATTTCGTGGGTCCTTTCCGGCGATCCGACCGGTTACGGGGCGGCGACCTCGCGGGTTTTCGCTATTTATGAAAATTTTCCGGGATCCATGTCCGGTTTCTCTTCAAGTTAACTATATGAAAAATATAAAAACAGGTCTTCTGTGAACCGGACATGAACAAAAAACAGACATGTAAACCGGACATGACCGGTTTTGTTGTGATTGTGAGGTGAGAGTTTTTGCGAGGTGAGGAGTGGCTACGCAGACTGAAGTTGCCAGGCATTTAAGTCTGACCGATCGCCAGCTTCGCAGATTGCAGAAATTACCGGGTGCCCCGATATCGAATAAGCGAGGGCAACTGGATCTGGATGCCTGGCGCGATTTTTACATATCGTATCTGAGGAGAAGTAAAAACGATGTGCCTGATGGCGATAGCGAAGACGACTATGAGGAGAAATTGCTTATTGCCAGATGGGAACTGACAGCAGAACAGGCTGTTACACAGCAGTTAAAAAATGAGGTGTCAAAAGGAAAACTTATTGACACCGGGTTCTGTATTTTTGCCCTCAGTAAGCTGGCAATGGCGTTATCCAGTACGCTTGATTCCATCCCTTTATCCATGCAGCGACAGTTTCCTGATTTAACACCGCGCCATCTTGACCATCTGAAAACCCTTATTGCGAAGGGGGCAAATCAGTGTGCGCGGGCAGGGGATAAATTACCGGATTTACTCGATGAATATATCAGAGCAACAACTGAATAATATGGTGGCCGCCGTTTCGGTTGCGCTGCAGCCTCTGGTCAGGGTTGTACCGATGACGGCAGTTGAATGGGCTGACCAGTATTATTATCTGCCTAAAGAATCCTCATACGGTGACGGCGAATGGAAAACGCTGCCGTTCCAGATCGCCATCATGAACAGTATGGGGAATGATCAGATCCGCACTGTTAATCTGATTAAATCTGCCCGTGTTGGCTATACAAAGATGTTGCTGGGAGTCGCCGGGTATTTTATTGAGCATAAATCCCGAAACAGTCTGCTTTTTCAGCCCACGGATTCTGCCGCTGAAGATTTTATGAAGTCTCACGTGGAGGCGACGATTCGGGACGTGCCATGCCTGAAAGACCTTTCCCCGTGGCTGGGTCGTAAACATCGTGACAATACTCTCACGCTGAAACGCTTTTCATCGGGGGTGGGCTTCTGGTGCCTGGGTGGTGCGGCAGCAAAAAACTACCGTGAAAAATCCGTGGACGTGGTCTGCTATGACGAACTTTCCTCGTTCGAGCCGGATGTCGAAAAAGAGGGCTCGCCAACCCTGCTGGGGGATAAGCGTATTGAGGGCTCGGTATGGCCAAAATCCATTCGCGGCTCGACGCCTAAAATAAAAGGCTCCTGCCAGATCGAAAAAGCGGCCAACGAGTCGGCGCATTTCATGCGTTTTTATGTGTCCTGCCCGCACTGTGGGGAGGCGCAGTATCTGAAATTTGGCGATGAGTCCACGCCTTTTGGCCTTAAATGGGAGAAGGACAGCCCCGAAAGCGTTTTCTACCTCTGTGAACATCATGGCTGCGTGATCCATCAGTCTGAGCTTGACCAGAGCAACGGGCGGTGGATCTGCGAAAACACGGGCATGTGGACCCGCGACGGTCTGACGTTTTTCAGCGCCGCGGATAATGAAATTCCGCCGCCGCGCTCCATCACATTCCATATCTGGACGGCGTACAGTCCGTTCACCACCTGGGTACAGATTGTCTATGACTGGCTGGATGCACTGAAAGATCCCAACGGCCTGAAAACCTTTGTGAACACCACGCTGGGCGAGACCTGGGAAGAGGCCGTGGGCGAAAAACTCGATCACCAGGTGCTGATGGATAAGGTTGTGCGTTACACGGCTGCGGTGCCTTCCCGGGTGGTTTATCTGACGGCGGGCATTGACTCGCAGCGAAACCGTTTTGAGATGTATGTCTGGGGATGGGCTCCGGGAGAGGAAGCCTTTCTGGTGGATAAAATCATCATTATGGGGCGTCCCGATGAGGAAGAGACGCTGTTACGTGTGGATGTGGCGATCAACAAAAAATACCGCCATGCAGACGGAACCGAAATGACCATTTCCCGTGTCTGCTGGGACACCGGGGGGATCGATGGCGAAATTGTCTATCAGAGGTCAAAAAAACACGGTGTTTTCCGGGTGCTGCCGGTAAAAGGTGCATCTGTTTATGGCAAGCCGGTGATCACCATGCCAAAAACCCGCAATCAGCGGGGCGTGTATCTGTGCGAAGTGGGGACGGACACCGCAAAAGAAATTCTCTATGCCCGTATGAAAGCCGATCCCACGCCTGCGGATGAAGCCACGTCGTATGCCATCCGTTTTCCTGATGATCCGGAGATTTTTTCGCAGACAGAGGCGCAGCAACTGGTGGCGGAAGAGCTTGTGGAGAAGTGGGAAAAAGGAAAGATGCGTCTGCTGTGGGATAACAAAAAGCGGCGTAACGAAGCGCTGGACTGCCTGGTGTATGCCTACGCGGCATTACGTGTGTCCGTGCAACGCTGGCAGCTTGATCTGGCTGTACTGGCAAAATCCCGGGAAGAAGAGACGACCCGGCCAACCCTTAAAGAACTGGCAGCGAAGCTGTCCGGAGGAGTGAATGGTTACAGTCGCTGAACTGCAGGCGCTGCGTCAGGCGCGCCTTGATTTATTAACCGGTAAACGGGTGGTGTCTGTCCAGAAAGATGGTCGCAGAATTGAATATACGGCGGCTTCTCTGGATGAGCTTAACCGGGCGATCAATGATGCGGAGTCGGTACTGGGGACAACCCGCCGTCGCCGTCGTCCGCTGGGAGTGAGGTTATGAAACGAACGCCTGTCCTGATTGATGTGAACGGCGTTCCGCTTCGGGAGAGCCTCAGCTACAACGGTGGCGGTGCAGGATTTGGCGGGCAAATGGCAGAGTGGTTGCCACCCTCGCAGAGTGCCGATGCGGCCCTGCTGCCCGCGTTGCGTCTGGGGAATGCCCGTGCAGATGATCTGGTGCGCAATAACGGAATAGCGGCCAATGCGGTGGCCCTGCATAAGGATCACATTGTCGGGCATATGTTTCTGATTAGCTACCGTCCGAACTGGCGCTGGCTGGGGATGCGGGAGACCGCGGCAAAAAGTTTTGTCGATGAGGTGGAGGCGGCCTGGTCAGAATACGCAGAAGGGATGTTTGGTGAGATCGACGTGGAAGGGAGACGCACGTTTACGGAATTTATCCGTGAAGGTGTGGGCGTTCATGCGTTTAACGGCGAAATCTTTGTGCAGCCGGTCTGGGATACGGAGAGTACGCAACTGTTTCGTACGCGTTTTAAAGCCGTGAGTCCGAAACGGGTGGACACGCCAGGACACGGTATGGGGAACCGTTTTCTGCGGGCCGGGGTGGAGGTCGATCGATATGGCCGTGCCGTTGCGTACCATATCTGTGAGGATGATTTTCCGTTCTCCGGGAGTGGACGATGGGAACGGATCCCGCGTGAACTTCCCACCGGGCGTCCGGCCATGCTGCATATTTTCGAGCCGGTGGAGGACGGGCAGACCCGTGGGGCTAATCAGTTTTACAGCGTCATGGAACGGCTGAAGATGCTGGATTCCCTGCAGGCAACACAGCTTCAGTCGGCCATTGTGAAAGCCATGTATGCAGCGACGATTGAAAGTGAACTTGATACCGAAAAGGCCTTTGAATATATCGCCGGCGCGCCACAGGAGCAGAAGGATAATCCGCTTATTAATATTCTGGAGAAGTTCTCCAGCTGGTATGACACGAATAGCGTGACGCTGGGCGGAGTCAAAATTCCGCACCTTTTCCCCGGGGATGATCTGAAACTACAGACTGCGCAGGATTCAGACAATGGATTTTCGGCGCTTGAACAGGCGCTGCTGCGGTATATCGCCGCCGGTCTTGGCGTTTCCTACGAACAGTTGTCCCGTGATTACTCGAAGGTCAGTTATTCAAGTGCCAGGGCCTCTGCCAATGAGTCGTGGCGCTATTTTATGGGGCGGCGAAAATTTATTGCGGCCCGGCTGGCCACGCAGATGTTTTCCTGCTGGCTGGAAGAGGCACTTCTTCGGGGGATTATCCGTCCGCCACGGGCGCGTTTTGATTTTTATCAGGCGCGATCAGCCTGGTCACGGGCAGAGTGGATTGGTGCCGGAAGAATGGCCATTGACGGGCTCAAGGAGGTTCAGGAATCGGTGATGCGCATTGAGGCCGGACTGAGCACGTATGAGAAAGAGCTGGCGCTGATGGGCGAGGATTATCAGGACATTTTCCGCCAGCAGGTCAGGGAATCTGCTGAGCGGCAAAAAGCCGGACTCTCACGTCCGGTGTGGATAGCGCAGGCGTATCAGCAGCAGATAGCGGAGAGTCGCAGGCCGGAAGAGGAGACAACACCCCGTGAGACGTAATCTTTCACACATTATTGCCGCAGCATTCAATGAACCGCTGCTTCTGGAGCCCGCCTATGCGCGGGTTTTCTTTTGCGCGCTCGGGCGCGAGATGGGGGCAGCAAGTCTTTCGGTACCACA